TAAATAAAATTTCACCAAGTAAGCTTAAAACGTATAACGAATGTAAGAAGAAGTACCAGTTCAAGTATGTGGACTACCTAAAAGGTATTTACAATAATAACTCGAACACGGACGCTCTGCAGTACGGATCTTATGTTCATAAGATTTTCGAACTAGGAACAGAGCTAGAAACTATAGAAGAACTTCAAGCGCTCGCGGGAGAGCTTAGAGACAATTATACCTTCTCCTCTGTTAAAGAGAAAAACCTTCAACTTATATTAGAAAATTTCTTCGTATTTAATAAAAAACTAGAAGAGACTATAAGTAACGAAATGGTTTTCGAGTTAGATATTACTGATGATTTTAAGATTAACGGTATTATTGACCGAGTAATTAAAGGAAAATCTGGAAGTTATCTGGTGGTTGACTATAAGACTTCTAGACGTCCTACGCCTAAGCACGAGTTATTCTCAGACCCTCAAATGCTTATGTATGCCTTTGCAGTATCGAAACTTATGAACGTTCCAATTGAAAAGGTATCGGTAGCACATTATTACCCGCACCTTGATAAGTTAGTCTCAGTTAAATTTGGACGTACTCAAATGTCTGTATTTCTTAGAGGTCTTAAAGAAAAGATTTGGGAAATACGTAAAAAGAAGAAGGTTCAATTAAACCCTAATCTAAATCAGTATTGTAACTGGTGTCAACATAAAGACTTATGTCCTGAATTTGGCGGAACTCCTGAAATGCTAGAAGAAGCTAAAAAGTGTGAGCAAGCAAAAAGGACTGCTCAGAAAGTAACCGAATCTAAATTTGATAATCCTAATAAATTTAATATTTAATAAACTATAGGATTATAGAGAATAATATCAATCTCTTCGAAAAAACGCAAGACTTCTGAAAGGTTGTACTTGTGTTTTTTTGTGTATAAGGAAATAAGTGAATCCTTTTTTACCGGCTTTTCTTCCTTTAAAGCCTTAAGAAGCCTATTCTGGAAGATAGAGATAAAATGAGCGGAGAATCTATGTCTCCACTTTTCTTTAAATTCCAAGGACAGAGCAAAATCAATCTGTTCAAGGAATTCCTTCATTTCTATACTATCTAAATTAGAACTCATTACTATTTATTTTAAGTTTTTTCTTTGTTTCGAAGTTTTCCAATTCAAAGTAAATTACAATTTAATTAAAGTCGAACACATGGCAAAAAATAAGAAAAGATTAGAAGAAATTTCAAATACTAAGAAATTAAGACAAAATGACAGAAGAAAGCTAGATTCTGTCGTAGGTAACCTGTACACCTTCAAATACTCTTCAGCCACTGCTTCAGATGGTAACCCTTTAATTTTAGCAGTATTTAGGACTGGAGGAGGTAGGTTATTCAAAGCCAAGAATGGTAATACGTATATGGCAGGAATAAACTTAAATCGTCTGGGATCTGGAACCCGCAAGTTAATTATAGAGAAATTAATGGGTAAAAAAAGAATATCTTACAGTATGATTAAACGAGCAGGGGCTTCGTTCAAAGCTGAATATAGAATCTATAACTACCGAAAAGTACAAAATTTGTCCCTTCTTGACAGCTCTAAATACTTAGAGACCTTATAATATGCCTGATTCCGAAGAAAAAAAACAAACCTTTACCCAAAAACTAACCAAAGGGCTTAAGAAAAATGCTATGGCTACTGTTAATTTAACAGCAGCTGTATCTCAAGCATTTAAGCAGCAAGGGGATATTGCAAAGACATTTATTTCAACAGGTAATAGAAGTGCCATATCTGCTAATAACCTAAGTAACACCTTTAGTACCGTTGGTATATCTCTAACCGAAACCTTAGCTAACTTTCAAGCTATGACGAAAGTTGGTATAGATATTACTAGTAAAGGTAATAGAGATTTATTTGCTAGGTATTCTATACTAGGAGCTGATACTAGAGGATTAGCAAAAATGATGGCTCTAAATGAGCAAACCTTAGGATTTTCCAACGCAAGTTCTAGAGCTCTAGGAGACTCATTAATAGAAACCGCAGCTGCTAACGGATTTAGTTCAGACGTTCTAGTGCAGGCTATGAACTCTTTAGCTCAAACATTTATTAGGTCTTCGGCTGTATATGGAAAAGGAACAACTGCTGCTTTGCGAACTGCAACTGAAAATCTGATTGGTAAATACGGAGCTGGAAATGCAGATCTTGTAAAAGAAATGACTAGCAAATTATTTGCCGGAACTGCACAATCTACGAAAATGGCATCCATGCTAGGACTTGATATAAGTAAACTAGCCACTACAGATTCAGCTCAAGCTCAATCTTTAATAGAGCAAGCTATCTCGGCTATAGGTAGTAGAGTGGGGGGAGCAGCAGGAGAAGGATCTTCAGGATTTACAGTCTCTAAACTTTTAGAAGCTTTTGGAGCGACTCCTGGGATGTTAGCCTTAGCTAATCTAGGTCCGGTAATGGGTAAAGCTGCTGTAGACTCTGCAGAGACATTAGCGGAACAAACTAGACAATCTAATTTACAATCTTCTTTAACTAGTATAATGAAGGATTTTACTATCATGATAGTTCCTGTGCTAAATATTGTTGCTTTTGGTATATCACAGATAACCGCTTTGCTTACCTTTGGAAATGGAGTTGTTGGTAAGATGCTTGTAGGAGCCACCTCTATGCTTATTTTAGTTAAAGGTATTTTGCTTTTTTCCAAGTTAGGTGCTTTTTTTAGTAGGGTTGGAGCTATTGCCTCTCTAGGTCTTCCAGGTCAAATTGCAGCCGCAGCCTTGTTAACAGGAGCTGCTGTAGGAGGTATAATAGCTGGTAGTACAAACCAGATGGAGGAGACCCAGAATGACATTCTAACAGAGCAAGAAAAGCAAACCGCTGCTTTAATGGGTAATAATTCAAATAAAGCCTTGGGGGATATTGCAGGTCAAATGTTAAGAGCTAATCTATTCCAAGAACAAATGCTTCTAACCTCTCAGGAACACTTAGAAGTAACTAAAGAAATTAAAGATACTCCTGCACCAGTACAAGATTCTGACGCAGGATATGTAACTTAAAAATTATGTCACTAAAACGAGACTCAGTAACCGAATGGACCAAAACAAATGGTGAAGCCATAGCTAACCATAGAAGCCAGCCGCTACCTAAAACAGCAGGTGGTATATTCGGAGGCAGTGTATTTGGACTTGCCTCTAGAACTTTAGGAATTACAGCTCCAAGTCTTTTAGGTAGATTAAGTCCTACCGACCTATTCGATGGAAAAGCCTTACTAGGCGCAGGTAAAGATTATCTTCTAAGTAAAGCAGGCGCAGCTATAAATGGAGCATTAGCTGGAACTTCCAGACAATGGCTAGAAGGTCAAGACCATCATAATTTATTAGGTAGAGCTACTGGTTATAGATTTGATCATAAGATAGAAGATAGAGGATATCTCTCGTTTAGCTTCCCTCCAGACTCTTACGCAGGTATTATAACACCTGCAACAGAAGATACTATTTCTATTGGAGGTGAAGATTTTAAAACCTTTACATTGCCGTTTTTCGAGAATCCTAAAATAACTGAATCTAGAAGTTCAGAATATGCTTCACATAAAATTGTAAACCGAAACGAACCTTATCGTTTATGGACTGGAGCTAAACCTATTAAAGTTTCTTTAGATTTTAGTATTACTCTTCCGCACTTGATGACATTTGCTGTAAATCATATTAAACAGATTTGTGGGGAAGTTATAAATACTCGTGATTTTAAAAATTATATATTACGAACAATAGCTGAGAATATTGATAGTGAACATAGTGGAAATACTACTAATATACTTCAAATATTAGAAACTGGTATTGAGGATAAAGATTTTTATGAACTTACTAATAAAATATTAAGAGATGTACAACACCATAAAGGTTTTGGGGACTCTAGCAGTCATAGAGCTAGATTGGTATTATATTGCACATATTTAATTAATCTTATTAGATCTTCTGTTATAGGGTCTTCAAATGCTGCAGTAACAGCTGACTCTCCCCCTGAGACTATGAAATCTTACCTACCTGCTCCGGTAATATTTTTAACCTATGGAGGTATGTATACTAACTCTCCTTTTGTAGCTACTAACTATTCTATTACTTTTGACGGAAAGAGTGGATACGAAGAACTATCCTTACTTCCTAGAGTTATTAATATAAAACTTACTTTAGAAAGTTATAACCAATTCAAAGATTCTGATAAGATTTATGGGATTCCTAAATTATTTGAGGTTCTTGAAAAGGAACGTACTGTATCTGATTCGTTTATAAACGAAGAAGATATATTTAACCAACCTATACGTAATGATTTTATGCCATATGAGTCTAACCTTGCCTAACTATAGATTATAATGCCAAATTACTCAGCCAGATTCGATAGATTTTCATTTAGAAGCGCAACTCATAGAGATAAGCCTGTGAAAGATATTTTAAGTAGTGCACAATGGGAAACCATAGCTGCTAGATATGCCAATACTCCTTCTAAATTAGCTAATGTACCCAATGGTATGGAGGGAAGACCTGACCTAATTGCAAATGCATTTTATGGAAATTCTAGAATGTGGTGGGTGATTTGCGTGGCTAATAATATTTCAGATCCTTTTGAACAATTAAAAGCTGGAAAACAAATAAAACTCCCTATTATAAAGTAAATGGCTACTAGTAATATTGCTCGGACTGCTATCGTTAACTTAGCGGTACTAGGTACATCATCTATAGATGAGCAGGGTAACCCTATTAGTTTCAATCTACAAGACCAACTTCATGATTTCTCGTATACTGTATTATCTGATGGGAATGGTAATGATTCTTACAAATTTAAAATAGAGTTAATAAATTATAATGACACTTCACGCAATGCTCTAACTAATGCATTTAGCACCTCTTTACATGACGATAATGCAAGTATTGTAGGGAAGCAAGATATGTTAAAAGCTTTTCCTAAACTTTTAATACAGTGGGGATATCCTGATGCCTTATCTAAGATTCATGTTGCTCAACTTTCTGATATTAAATATAAGTTTGGACGGTCTAAGGAGAAAATATTAATAATAGAAGCGGTAAACGCTGGAGATTGGGCAGATGAATTTTACAAACAAACTTCAGTAACTTCAGAATTAGTAGAAATGTCCAAAGTAGGTAATAATACTATATTTCAAAATAAAACAGTAGTAAGTACTATTATAAGTATTTTATCTGGAGCTTTATCTAATATTGAAGGTATTGCTGTAGAATTGGATATAGATGCTAGCGTATCCGGAGTTTTAGAAAAAGAGTACACAAGTATTATAAATAGTCTTACACAAGCCCCTACCTTGGAACAGCAAGAAGAAAACGAATTGACCTTGAAGGAAAAAATCCTTCGTGTGATGAAGTCAACAATCACGCCAGGAGCCGCGATTAAAGAGATAGAGATAGACAAAGCTAGAAAAAATGCTAATAGGAAATTTCAAGCAATTAAAAGATTTTTTAAAATCTTAGGACTTACAGCTGAAAACACTTTAAAGCCTACAAAAAATCCAGACTTTCCTGATGAGCCTGAACAAATACGGCAAACCGATGAAAATTTAAATACTCAATATTATCCAATTACAAAAAGTTTGGTTGGTGAAGACACTGGAGTTCATGGGGGTATTACTGAATTTATACCAGCCAGCCAATTAAAAGATACTTCAAAGATAGAAAACTTAAATCCAGCTTTTGAATCCATAGTTAAGGAGAATATTTTTCTAGAGTTTAATAGGACTTCATCGCCTTTATGGGACTCTCATGCGGCTAATGTTGCGTTTGCACATAACGAGCTGAACCCTTCAAATCTAATAGATGAAAGGGATATAACTTTTTTTCTTAATCTTTCTACTGTAAATCAGAATGCAATTAAAAGTGGAGCTACTGTAATGGAAAAGACTTTAATGGTTAAAAGTGTAACTTCTAACGGGAACACAATTGGACTTGAAAGATACGCACCTCCGAGTATAAAGGTTACACCTGATGATAGAATAGCAGGAGACAATCCAGCAATACTTAAGCACCACTTAAGGAAAGTTGATTATCAAGTTCAAAAAGAGAAATCTGAGTTAGCAGATAAAGCAGTGTTTACAGACGCTCAATTAAATAAATATAATGAAGATAGTCTAGGAGCTCCTTTAACATATACGGAACTAGATAATGATTCTAAATTTAGATTATTTTACAGTAGTATAAAAATTGGACTACATTCCAAAGCGAAAGAGTCTACGCTTGTCACCGTAAAAAATATTATTAAAAATTTAAATTCATTAGTATCAAAGCCAGAGTACCGTATACATTTGAGTGAGATATCTCCTGCTTTTGACAGTACACACGAATCTTTTGAAGATGTAAAAAATCGTATAGATGGAGTAGATATCACCGGTAAGCCTAAGACTACTGTATTGGATAATATGCCCACCACAGTTTTTAGATTTACAACAAACTCTGTTATTAAAAGTAATGCTTCAGATAGGTTATTACCTATTGTTAGTTTTCCTAACGTGCAAAGTAGTAAGAATTCAAAACATGCTTTAATATCTTATGGCAAATCTGATAGTATCGTTAAGTATTTTGATTTTACTGGGGATATCCGATACCTAGCTAATATGCAAGCAGCACAAGCTACTAGACAAAGTTTAACAAACTCTTATGAGTATTTAAAAACAGATTCTAGGATTAAAATTGTTGATGTTATAGATATTCTATTAAATTCTACGGATTTTAAAGATAAGTTAGAAAGTAAGTATAAAAATAACAACAAGTTTATAGAGAATTTGGAAATGTTTAGGGATCAACTAGATGCTGATGATGCGGCTGATCTGCCAGGTGTTAATTTTAGATTTTTGGAACAAACAGGATTTCTGGCTGAATATTTAAAAGAACAACGAGCACATAGAACACGCGCTGATGAAGGAGATTTTCCCGCCGCTCAAAAATTCTTCGCAGCACTTTCTACTCAAATAGGTATGACCCAGCTTTTTAACGCAATTCCTGTAGAACACAGAGAAGTTTCGTATAATAAGTTTTTAAAACTAGAGGATCCTAATAATCCTGATATTGTACCTAGCAAATCTCATAGTTATCAGCTAAAGTCTGAAACTATCTTTGATAAACATGTACAGGAATTAGCTGTAAGAAGTAATACTGTAATATCTAAAACAGTAGAAACCGCTTTAGCCTCTTATTTTAATAATTCATTAGAAGTTTGGGAAGTTAAAGTTAAAACTTTAGGAATTCCTGAAATGGATACTTTAGATGAAATATCTGCGCCTAGAGTATTCGATTTTACAGTTCATGATCTGTCAAGAGAAGCTGAATCTGAGGGTCGGTCTGCTCATTGGCTTTCTGGATTATACAAACCTATAGCAATTAACCATAAGATAAATAATTCTGTAGGATATATTTCAGAATTTAAACTACTTAAAGATATGGGGATAGCTTAATGGAAAATTATTCAACTATTTATATTGGAGAGGTTACCGAAAAAGGCTCTATAGATACTACCCATTCAGGAGAATTAGAAGTTAGATTATTAAACTGCAGAGAAGTTCCAGAAGCTATTAATGCAAAATGCGCAATGCCTTTTGGAGGAAAGGGGTCCGGCTTAACAGGTCCTATTACCCCATTATCTAAGGTTTTAGTAGCTAAAGTTATCGTAGAGGAAGGAACCTCTACTGTGTTTGATTGGTTTTGGATAGGAGTAATACCTATAAATTCTGATGTTAGAAAAGAGCCTGAAGATATAGACATAACTAATGTTATTGATATTGGAACTACACGTAGAACTTCAAACCCTGAAGCTGCTAAAGCTTATTATGGATCTGATATAAATGAAAAGGTATTACTTAAAAGTACAGTAGGTCATAAATTAGAACTTTCGGAAAAAGTTTTTACATTAGAGGATGGTATAGCTCACCAAGAAGATTACGCGCTCTTAACTACAAATAGTAATAAGCATATAAAATTAGACGCGGGCGTAGGTCCAGGCATGGATAGAATTATTATTTCCGATGAGAATGATAATAGAATTGTAATAAAAGCCGGAGACGATGGAGACACTCCAGGACCAAATTCTATGGTTATTGAGTGTCAGGGAAATATGCATCTTAACTCTAAGAGTGGGGAAATGGTTCTCAACGTAGAAAAAGATAGCACTTCTAAAATTCAAATTATAAATGATGGAGCTGGAGATATAAATGTAGAAGCTAGAAAGGGAGATGTAAATGTAGGAGCAGCTCAAGGAGATATAAACCTATCAGCAAAAGGAAATGTACAGATAGACGCTGAGCAGGATATAAATTTAGATGCTAGTAATGATATTAGTATAAACGCAGGAAATCAAATGACGTTAACCGCTTCTAGAATTGATCTGAATCCGTAATGGTCTTTGAAGATTTACTTATTGACACTGCTATAATTGAAGGTACTACTATATCTTCTAACCTTTTTGGGTATATTGATATTGGTAATAATAATTATAATTCGTATCCCGAATCAAATTTAGCAGAAACCTACACGCTTAATGTATACGGAGCTCAGTATATTAGCGAGGAATATGACGGTACCATCAATTATAGAAGGTATAGTATAGATTCTATAAATGTTACTAACATCTCACAACTTGCTCCTAATTTAAATGTAAGCATTACCCCTTTTACATATCAAGATGATGATTGGAGTGTTCAAGCATTTACTATTACATTTACTGGGTCTCTAAGTAGGGCAACTAATGGAGCTGTTAGTATGACCTACAGAAACGGTTTAAACTCTCCTGTTACTACTACTAACTTAAACTCTTTCCCATCTACTGCAAGTTTAACCAGTATTACTAGTCCTAGAGGAGACGAATATATCCCTCTAGAGTTTTCCTTAATATCCGAGGGAAAGACATATCCTTTACAAACTCCGCTATATGTTACCCATGAGGGAGTTAACTTTCCAACCCAAACAGCTCCTAAAGCTGCGACGCGACAAGGAGATAAAGGAACCGGACATGGAGCATTTGGACCTAGACCTAGTAACGGAGGATCCTCCGATATTTTTATAAACGGGATACCTGCTCATGGAGTTGGAGATAGCTGGTCTTCTCATACAGATGGCGATACATCCCATACCTCTACAGCGGGTGGAGGTTCTAGCTCAGTATATATTAATGGGAAAGCTATTTCTAGAGTTTCAGACTCTGTTGCGTGTGGCTCTAAAATAGCGCACGGCTCCGAAACCGTATTCTCAGGATAACAAATGGAACAAAAACAATTTTCAGTCTCTTACGAACCTTCTGCATATAACGAGAAGGTTTGCATTTATGCAGTTAACCCAAACGCAAAATACGCACAAGTAGAGCAAATTCAAATAGCTAACTCTACAACATCAGCCTTAGATATGGACGTATACTGGGTTGATTACTCGGATGTAACCGTTTCAGCTACTGTATATTTTGGAGATGGAAAAATTAAGCAAGAATTTTATAGATATGGGGGAAGCGCTTTAAATTCAATTCTTATAAATGGAGCTATCCCTAAAGGTGCATCTTTATCCGTTTTAAATTCAAATCTTTATTTGGATCCTAAAGATTTTATATTTTTAAGACCCGCATCATCTGGTTCTGGAACAGCGTTTAAACCTTTAGTAACAGTTACCGAATATTTTGAAGACAATACATATATAACTACTTCTGTAGATTTAGTAACTACAAATAACACTATCGTAGCAAAAACTTATTAATTATGGCAAATTTCTCACTTCCCTCTATCAAAGACGCAAGCCCAAATGTTCCCTCCCTTTCAAAAGAGGAACTCAGCGCTCTCCCATCTACTTCTTTGATATCTCTCTCTAATAATATGGCTGTTGTTAAGTCTGAAGCTTCTATTAAAGCTAACCAATTAAAAGCTAGAGCTAAGAAATTATCAGGAGAAGCATCTATAAATATTCCCGGTAAAGGTAGAAATTCTATTGCAACTTCTCAATCTATTAGTAAGGTAAAAGCATCTATGGAGTCTACAATAGGACCTGTTGCAAGTACTACCGGACTAATGAACGAGTCTTCAGCTGTAGGAGCTGATATACTAAAAAACGCAACTGCGGCTGGAACCACGGAACTTGATGCTGCATCAATAGCATCCAAATTAAGTTCCTTTAATACGGAGATAATTTAATGGCTTTAGATGATTTAGATGTAACTGAAATAGCTTTACTAGAGTCATCTTTAGCAAGTTTACAAGCAATAGCTCAAACTGCCGAAGATAACTTAGCTAATATTCAAGCTGTTCTAGAGGATAGGGCTAACGGTATTTTAGCAGAACCTGAGTTGAATTTAGATGGTATATCCCATCTTGCCTCAGACGACCCTAATATTCAAGCTATTGTAGATAATTACGCAAAGTTTGTTGAAAATAACATTATAGCTCCTTTTGAAGAAAATAAAGCAAGGTTTGAACAGTTATCGGGAGAAACTCAACTTAACCTACAAGGAGAAGAACCTCCTATATTTGATTTAACCTACGGTCCTCCTATTTCTGTAAAAGGACAGTTTATTCTTTCTGAAGATGGATTATACTATGATTCAATTTCAGGGGGAATTCCTGAAGTATCGGGAATGGTAGCTGCAAGCTCTACATGGAATCTTAAGTACGCTCCAAATTTAGGAGGTAAAGGTAATCTGTATACTAATGATAACTTAGAAAACTTTGTAGATACAGTATTTAATTATGATTATACTCCTGACGATAGTAATGCTGATAAGTATTATAAGTCTGATGATATTTTACAAACATTCGAAAAGAATAAAATTCTACATACTACACTAGTTCATGATCAGATTAATGATTTAATTGCATCTGGATACTCTGCAGAAAGTGCTGTAGTAGTTAATTATTATGGAAATATAGGTGCTATTGCTTCCCTTTACGACGAGAAGACTAGAAAAAGAAAGAAACAACTTCAATTAGTTTCTATTTTTGCTTCTGATAAGTATAGCTTTACGGAACAGGGATTTGATAATCCTAAAGACTTAGGACTAGGAGATGGTATTTTGATAGAAAATAGAAGTAAAACTTCTACCCCCGAATGGCATCCCCTTGAAAGAATTCCATTAAATGATTTTTCTTTCATGCGCGGCACAGGCGTAGAAGTTTCCTTAATAAAGCAAGAGGAGTTATTATTATTTTCAGAAGACTTAGAAGATATCATATTACCTATTACTCCTGTATTTGTGCAGTCTAAAGCACAACCCTTCTCAGTGATAAGTAAGTTTTCTCTATCCCCCACAAATCCTGAAACATTTCCCTTTTTCAACGGTACGAATAATGTATCTGGAGATTCGGGACTTGTGCAATCATTAGTAGAATCTATCGTATCTGATGGTATGGTACTAGGCTACAATTTTCTTAAGCCAGACATAGTTGACGCATCTTCTACTAAATTTAATTTAGATAATATATCTCCAGACTCCGGAGGTTTTCTGAACGGTCAATTAGTAGCATCTTCATTAGATAACGTTTTTCCTTCAGGATTAGGAATACCTAAATTAACAGGAACTGGACCTAACCAATCTTATGTTAGATTGCCTACTAGCTATACTCCTGATGGTACTGAACAAAGATTAAAAACTGAACAGCTGGATAGTTTATTTTATGAAGGTAATAGAAAATATAATAAAGATACTAAAGTAGGTGGAGGAGTGTCATTTGATTTTTGGGTACATGTCCCTAGTTTAGCCATGACAGATACTCATAGGTATAGAGTAGTAGCCGCGTGTGAAAATTCAGGAGGTAATGCCGCTGAAGGAAACTCATACTCAGATACTACAGCATCTAGAACTACTATCGCGGGAATACATGATACTAGAAAAGTTCACGGAATGATTCTAGGGTTTAGGGATGCAGGAGGCTCTACAGCCCCTAGTGGTTTGGAGTTTGGAGTGTTCCCTACAGTATCTCAAAATAATAATCTTCAAACCTATGGACACAGTATTGCAATAGCTGAATCCCATAAGTATATAAATGGAGTTTTTCAAACATCCGGAATCTCCGAATTAGGAGCTACTGTAGATTCTAATACTTCGGTTAACGGAGCATCTATTATAGATGCAAGCGCAGGATTTATACATATGGCAACCGTCTTTAATTTTTCAGAGGATTCAGTTAAAATATTCTGTGATGGCGAACTTCTTACAACTTCTTCAATAAATACTACTTTTGATTTATCTTCAACTAACACTCTTAATATACCTTCTCCTGTAAGAGAGGGGGAATATTTAGTATCTAGTTGGAACAATACTTCAAATAACGGTCCTGTAATTGGCAAATTTGGAGGAGGAGATAGCTTTACTCCTTGGATTTTAGGAGGAGGATTTACGGACGGTATTGAGAAAGTTACCGCTATAGACGCAAATGATGAACCTGGATTTTTAGGATATAATACAAATAGTACTTATGGAGATCCTACGGCAAACTCTCAGCATTATCCGTTATGGGCAACCTCTCATACTATAAAGCCTTCTAGCGGATTAGACGGATTTTTAGGCAGTTTCAAACTATATTCTAGAGCCCTATCTAATAGTGAGGTTAGGAAAAACTTTACCTTCCAAAAAGGATTTTACAAAAATATTCTATTATAATGAATTTAGAAGACATTAACTTACTTACCACATCTAGAACAACTAGATTAAATGGTATTGCATTTCCCGTAATTGAAGGGACTGGTGGATTTTTTACCAAAACTGATGGAGCTGAAACTGTTATGTCTGGATTAAAACAGCTTTTACTTACTAACAGAGGTGAAAGGGTCATGAGACCAGACTTTGGAACATCTCTACGAAAATCAATTTTTGAGCCTTTTACTACATCTCTGAAGGTAAAATTAAGAGAGGAAATTAAATCCACTATTAAAAGGTATGAGCCTAGAGTAGATATTATAGATTTAGTACTATCTTGGGAATCAAGACCTCAATCAGCAGGAAGGAACCACATTTACATCTCTTTAAAGTTTAAAATAAAGGATGAAATCACAGACGTACAAGTTTTAGATATTATAGTATAATGGCAGACATCACAGGAATTTTTAATACATCAGCATTTGACGGGACAATAGCTTCCGATTTTTTGCAATTAGGAGCTTTAAGTCCCCAAACTAAAGCATCTAGAATAGACTATTCAGTAGCAGACTTTGATGAGTATCGAACTGCATTACTAAATTACCTTCAAGCAATCTACCCTTTAGAATATAATAACTTTGTAGAGTCTGATCTAGGTATTATGCTTGTAGAAATGTTTTCCTATTTAGCAAGCGTACTTTCTCTAAAGGCAGATATGTTAGCTAATGAAAGTTTTCTTTCATCTGTCCAATCTCCTGAAAACCTCAGAAAACTTCTACAGTTAATAGGAATATCTTTAAAAGGTCCTATTAGCGCAAAAGCAAGCTGTACAATAACACTAGCAACTGCCGATGTATTAACTTCTGGTAAAACTGCTACAGTATCATTTGTTGACAGATCTTTCTCAGTCCCTAACAACAAAGACACCGGTCTACTAACCTACACAGTATATGAGGTAAATGATACAGGAGCTATTGATTTAACAACCGAAAATCTAGTTTTAAACCTAACAGACTCTTTAAATAACGCTGGAGCCACATTCAGTAAAGTAATACTATTAGAAGGTCAATTGAAAAAAGTATCCGGAACTTTCTCAGATACAGCATCAGTACAAACAATCACATTAACCGACCCTTCCATTGTAGAAGGTAGCTTATATGTTAACACAGGCGGAGAGATCTATAACGAAATCCAAAATTTATTTCTTGCAGATAAAACTGATAAAGTATTCAGCAAAACATATACTGATGACTATGCTGCCGTATTAGCATTCGGGGACGACATTAGAGGTAAATCTCCATCTCCAGGAGATACTTATGATGTATATTATAGAGTTGGAGGAGGTTCCAGAGGAAACATAGCTCCAGGAGTAATTAGTATTTCACTTCCTGCAACCCATACAGATAATGGCGCAATTTCAATTACAGCTACTAATCCTACTAAAGCCACAGGAGGCTTAAACGCTGAAACTGTAGCACATGCTAAAAAATGGTCTCCTTACTTTTTCAAAACTCAATACAGAGCTGTTACAGGCGAAGACTACACCGCATTTGCTAATCAGTTTGTAAGCACTGTAGGACAGTCTGGAAAATCATCTGCAGTTCTAAGAAACTCTGGAGCCGGATCTAATATGATTGATATTTACACAGTAGCCTTTGCTGATGAAGTAGATGGAGTACAAGCTCAACTTGAAAGATCTTCAATAGCTTACAAGAACGAATTACTAACACATTTAAATAAGCATAAAATGCTTACCGATGAGGTTACGATTGTAGATGGTCTTATTAGAACATTAGATTTAAAAACAACTATTTTTGTAGACCAAACTTTTCAACCTTTTGAGGAAGACGTCAAAAGAGCAGCGTCTTCTAAAATGTTATCATTTTTTGATCTTTCTAAGAGAGAGTTTGGAGAGCGCGTAAGAGTTGATGAGTTAAACCGAGAATTATTTACAATTCCTGAAATTAGATTCTCAAAATTAGATAATCTTACAGATGATATTAAATTAAACTTTAATGAAATTCTTCAGTTAAATAACTTAGAAATTAATATAGAATACGTATAATAAGAAATGGTTAAGAAATCAGGAATAGGAAGCGCAGGTAAAGTCGCTAAAAAATATCATCAGCATAACTATGTTGATGTTATTAAAAGTATAACTCCTGATTTATACCATGATACTGACCATTCGATTTATGGGTTAGAAAATGATATATCATATTCAGTACTTGGTAAAATTTTAAAAGCTATAGATGAAGTTTCTACCATTGTAAATGTATCTGGATCTAATACATCGTCATTACAATCTAGATTTATCCTTAGAAACAACCTTACAAATATAAAACCTTATTTATTTGAACATAAAATTCTGAAACCTTTAGGTTTAAGTTTTAAAGATTTTACAAGTAAGGAAGATTTTAAATTACATTTATCTTCGGTAGTGCTTCCACATATTCACACAAACACCCCATCTACCACATTTTTAAATGGAGTAACTACCTACGTAGACTCTACTATAACCACAGCCTCTGGGGTACATGATTATCTTTTAGAAAACTTATCTTGGATGTACATGTTAAATACAAGTGGACCTGCTACTGGATTTGACCCATCTTCTAGAGTTCCAGTAATTCTTGCTGAACTTTACGATAATAACCCTGTACAGGAAAAAGAATCAATCCAATTTTTATTTGAGTACCTATGGAGAAATAGAGAAGTTTCAGATTTTTTTAATGGATATATCCCTAACGAATTTAAATCTACTAACGCAGCAGTATCCGGAAATGTATATGCTTCAGGAACTCAACTACTTAAAGGTCTAAAAACTTTAATTGGAGTTTGGTATAATGACAATGACGAATCTTCTGATACTTTAGATACGTATTTAGATCTTTATCTAGCTAATGGAACCTTCTCACCTAAACAAGTAGAAGGTGGAGCATTTACTAAATTTTTACAAGCAGTAAGTTATGGATTTTACGATATTAATTCTACCATACAAGACCTAGAAGATTTAGTGGACATAGAAAGATGTCCTCCTCAATTTCTTCAATACCTAGCCTCTTTAATTGGATGGCAATTGCTTACCGGTGACGTTGATAGGTGGAGAGCTCAACTTAGAAAAGCGGTATATTTATACAAAAGTAAGGGAACTAAAAGATGTCTTGAAGATGCAGTAAGTCTAATATTTCCAGGAGCTAATCTAACAATCGCTGAAGATTTAGAAGAAACTTGGGAATGTTATCTTCCTCG